CCGCCCCAGCGGGGTCATGGCCACCAGCAGTTTTTCCAGGTCGCTGCCGACACCGTATAGACCGGCCGCTTTAGTCCCTTCACTGAGCGTGGCACCGGGATTCACCGAGTTGACCCGCAGGTTTCGCGGTGCCAGCTCTTTCGCCAGGACGCCCGTCACGGCATCCAGCCCCGCTTGGCTAACTGACATGACAATCCTGCCAATGATCCAATATGGCAATGGCCGCATCCGTCATAAGAGCCTTCCATTTGCGACAACCGCTATGGAACTGGCCGCGACAGAAGAAGACCAGAAGCTGGTTGAAGCGTTTGAGCGCCTCTTGATTTTGTCGCGCCCATTTGCGGCACCTCCCGGTGTCCCAGAACTTCGCCTTGCGTATCTTCGCACTTTATTTGAGCGAACTGTTACAGACCCAGAATATCAGGCTGACGCCACCAAAATAGGGGTCGTTCCGTCTCCGCTCTCTTGGAATGAGACGCAAGAAATAGTAAGATCAATGGTATCGACGGACCCTAAAATTGTCCGCCGAATTAGTGAATTCCAAAGGGGAAGTTAATGGAAAATTTGCCAATCGACATCAAGCTGACACTGGGTCAGTGGAACTTGGTTCTCAACGCTCTGGGCCAACGCCCATTTGCGGAAGTGAACGAAATCATTTCTGCCATTAAGGTGCAGGGTGAACAGATTGTGGCTGAAGCCAAAGACGCCATTGATGGCACTGAGCCAGAGGAAACGGTTCAATAATGGACAACCAGCAGCTCTTCAACATGGTCGTTTCCATCGCAGGGTTTCTCGCGGTGTATGTATTGAATACGACCACGCGCAAAATCCAAAAGCTGGAAGACCGTGTTGCAGAGCTGCCCAAGGAATATGTTGCTAAAGACGATTACCGCGCTGACATCAGCGAAGTAAAAGCCATTCTAAAACAGATTTTTGACAAGCTAGACGCAAAGGCGGACAAGTAATGGACCCCGCCACCATATCACTCATCTTTGGTGGCGCTAAAATGGCCTACGAAGCCATCAAGGGCGGCATCAGTGTTGGCAAAGAAATTCAAGGCATGGCTGGCGATGTCGCCAAATTGTATGGTTCTGTAGCAAAACTTACACAATTATCTGCCGCACCTCCAAAACCCAAGCTATTCTCCGGCGTTACTGTCGAAGAAATGGCTATGGACATTGTAGTCAAGCGTAAACAAGCACAGGCGTGGTATCACGAAGTGCAAAACGCTTTTGTGTCCGTGTATGGCTTGCGTGGATGGGAAGAGGTCCAGCGCGAAATCGTCCATATCCAGAAACAGCAAAAGGCTGCTGCGCTTGCCGCTCAAAAAGAGCATGAAGAGCAAATGCATCAGCTAAAAGTGTTTGGCATGGCGGCTTTAGTCGTTACCACGCTTGTTGTAGGCATGGTTGTAACTTTTATGCTTTCAATAAAACACTGAGGAGATCCCCATGCATATGTCCCAAGGGGGGTTAGACAACCTCCTTAAAAAATTCGAAGGTTGCAAGCTCAAGGCTTACCGTTGCCCTGCTGGCATCTTAACCATTGGCTACGGGCATACGTCTGCGGCGGGTGCGCCTGAAGTCACTGAAGGCATGACCATTACCCAGCAAGAAGCTGAAGACATCCTTAAGAAAGATTTGGTTAAATATGAGCAGTCCGTCCTTGCAATGGTCAAGGTTCCATTGGCGCAAAATCAATACGATGTGCTTGTTGATTTTATTTACAACGCTGGTGGCGGCGCTCTGAAGACCTCCACCCTCCTCAAAAAAGTCAACGCGGGCAATTTCGACGCCGTACCCGACGAATTGATGAAATGGACAAAAGGCGGCGGAAAGGTTCTCCCGGGTCTTGTTCGTCGCCGTCAGGCGGAGTCGGCTTGGTGGAACGCCCACCATGACCATCCCCATGATCATGAAGATCATCGCTCTGAGCCTGATCCCATTCCGGTTAAGACTATGGTCGAAAGCAAACAGGGAAATGCTGCTTTGATCACGGGCGGCCTTGGCACCCTTGGCGCGGCTAAAGAAGTGGCTGCCCAAGCCCAAGATGCCTCCGATAGCGTCGATCAGATCATGGGGTTGCTGCATAACACCAATTTTTTGATCATGGTCGTTATCGTCGGACTTGGTGCAGCTATCTGGTTCTGGCGCAAACAGCACATGGAGACACATGGTGTTTAGTCTCCTCTTTACGCCTGTAGGGCGCTATATCGCCATTGGAGCCGCCGTCTTGATTGTTCTGGGCGGCGCTTATTGGAAGATCCGGGCGGATGCTGAAGCCGAAATGGAAGCTGCCGCTCTTTCTGATGCTATTGGGAGGATGGAACGTGCGATACGCGCTGGCGATTCTATTAAGCTTTCCCCTGACCGGGTGCGTGACCCTGACAGGAACGAAAGAGACTAACGGGGCGGTTTGCAACGTCTGGAAGGATGTTTCGTGGTCCAAGAAGGACACGGACCAGACTATCCAAGAAATTAAAGTCAACAATGCCCGCCGTGAAGGATGGTGCGGATCGAATAAATAGATGGTATAAATATCCATCTACAGCAGGGGTTTGATATGAGCGGCCTGACCTATACTACTTATGTTCAGCAAGTCGCTTTGATGGCGGGTGTTGGAAGTGTCATTAACGGCACTTTCACCCTGACGGACCCCAACTTTGAATCCATCATTCCGACCATGATTGATTACGCGGAACTGCGGATGCAGCGCGAAATCGACTTCCTAAATACTTCTAACCAAGCCACTTTTACCTGTGCGGCTAATAACCAAAACTTGGACTTGTCTAGCACGTCCACTACATATCCTTTCGTCACAGTACAGAACGTTGGTATTCAAGACCCAGCAAACGGATTTGTGCTTCAATGCACCCCGGTGACGAAAGAATATCTTTACGCCGTTTTTCCGATTGGTTCGACATCGGCTTTGCCGACAACCTTTGCAATGTTCAATGACAATCTGATCCTTTTGGGGCCAATCCCAGATCAGAATTACATTGCTTATGTTACTGGCACACAGCGTTTCCCATCGCTGTCGCCTACAAATACGACCAACTTCATCAGCCTTTATCTGCCTGATGTCCTTATCATGGCGAGCATGATCTATCTGTCTGCTTACCAGCGCAACTTTGGCCGCCTCTCAGATGATCCTCAAATGGCTCAATCATATGAAGCTCAGTATCAGGCTTTGATTAAAGGCGCTGGTATGGATGAGGCTCGCAAGTCGTTTGAGGCTGGTGCTTGGACTTCGAACATGCCCGCCACTATGGCTACTCCAAATAGGTAGCCGCGATGCCCCATGCCTCCCTTAAAATTCTGCCCGGTGTTGATACGACAAAGACGCCCGCTCTTAATGAGGCGGCTATTTCAACATCTAACCTGATCCGGTTTTTGCCGGATCGGAATGGGGAGGCTGTCCCGCAAAAGATGGGGGGATGGGTTAAATATTATTCTCTTCCAATGCCAAGCACTGTTCGTGCGCTTAAAGGCTGGGAGGATCTTCGCCTGAATCTTTGGCTTGGCGTTGGCTGCATTGGCGGCCTTTACGCTATTTCAAATGGGCAGTCGTATAATATTTCGCCTCAAACAAAAGCGACTACAGTTGCTCCGTGGTCTGGTTCGGCGTTGAATATGACCGCCATATCAGGCAGCAACATCGTTCATGTCATCGATGTTAATGCTACGATTAATACGTTCAGTTATGTGAATTTCTTGACGCCCGTCAGCGTTGGCGGTTTGATTATTCAAGGCACATACGCTGTCTACCAACAGATCAGCGCGACAGAATATACCATTCTGGCGTCTATCCCTGCATCATTTACAACCAATCAAACCGCAACAATCACAATTGCCTCTCCGGCTGTGATTACAGTTGCGTCCGCTCCAGATTCTGGAACGCCTGTTGTTTTTAAAACTACTGGCGCACTTCCTACTGGTATCACCGCTGGAACGACTTATTACGTTAAGAAAATCAACGCCACGCAATTCACCATTGCAACTGCACCAAGCGGCGCTGACATAAATACATCTGGCACGCAATCTGGCGTTCAAACAGCTTATTTTCCTGCTGCCGTTCGTTATCTGACGACAACTAACTCATCATCAACGGTTGACGTTATTTTCCCGTATAGCAATGCACTGCCTACAACGACACAAAGTTTTTCTAATACGGTCAGCGTTGGTGGATTGACAATTAACGGGAATTATCAAGTTTTTCAAAACCTTGGCGTTGATGAATTTAAGTTCATCGCCCAAAATGCTGCTACATCAAGCGCATCTGCTTTTGACAATAGCGGCAACGTGTCGTTGTTCTATTACATCGCATCCTCCCCCGGCTCTCCTGATACTGCATTTGGAGCGAATGCATTTGGGTCTGGTTCTTTTGGCGGCCTTTCTGTTCCCGGTACATCAGGAACGCAACTTACTGCAACTGATTGGTTCTTGGACAATTGGGGGCAACAGTTAATCGCATGTCCATATGGCGGGGCTTTGTATTATTGGGACCCATCAGGTTCCATTCCAAATGCCCAGTACATTGCAAACGCCCCAACGGCAAACAACGGCATGTTTATCGCAATGCCGCAACGACAGATTATTGCTTGGGGTGCGTCTTATACATCGACGCCTGACCCGCTTTTGATCCGTTGGTGCGATGTCGAAAACTATAATGTTTGGACGGCATCTTCGGTAAACCAAGCGGGTTCTTATCGCATCCCATCTGGTTCAAAAATTGTTGGTGGCGTTCAAGCTATTCAACAGGGTTTGTTCTGGACGGATATTGATCTATGGTCGATGCAATACATTGGTGCGCCAGCAGTTTATGGTTTCAACAAAATTTCCAGTAACTGCGGTTTGATTGCCCCCAAAGCGGTCGGGCAATTGAACAACATGATTTATTGGATGAGCCAAAAACAATTCTTCATGATGGGCGGACAGGGTGCAACGCCATTGGTTTGCCCTGTGTGGGATGTTGTTTTCCAGAATCTTGATACCAATAATGTCAATAAGATTCGGTGCGCTCCAAACACGACATTCAATGAAATCTTCTGGTTCTATCCATCATTAAGCGGCAATGGTGAAATTGACTCTTACGTCAAACTTAACGTTGCGCTGAACCAGTGGGATTATGGTTCTCTTGGTAGGACGGCGTGGATTGATCAATCCGCTCTTGGCCTTCCTATCGGATCTGGAACAGACAATTTTATTTACCAGCATGAAGTTGGCTATAGCGCCGCTGGTCAGGCGATGAACAGCAATTTCACAACTGGTTACTTTGCGGCGTCTGATGCAGATCAAATGGTATTTATCGACCAGATTTGGCCGGATATGAAGTTTGGCCCGTACAATTCGCCGCCAAACGAAACAATCTATGTCACAATTAATGCGACATATTATCCGACACAGGCACCTATATCATATGGGCCATATGCAATGACGCCGGGGATTCCGTTTATTAACTGCCGGGTGCGTGGTCGTTTGTTCTCAATCACGATCAATTCGGATGATGCGTCAGAAACATTTTGGCGTCTTGGCCGAATTCGGTATCGTTATCAGCCGGATGGGAAGTTCTAATGGCCTCACTAGACGATCTCCTCACCGCATCTAAAAACATTGTTGTTGCGCTCAATACAGCCAACAACTTTGCAAAACTTGGTTTTGCGCAATCGACTAAGTTAAACATAACTGCGTCTACGTTGGTCGCAGCAAATGCTGGGCGTCTCTATACGGTTTTTGTAACCACAGCAGGATCGACGGCTGGCGCTCTTTACGATGTTGCCAACACATCTTCTGTAGGTGCGTCAAACTTGATCGCAAATATTCCGGCAACTGTAGGGGCAGTTGATTTTAACTGGCCTTTTCAAAATGGCCTTGTATTCGTCCCGGGTAGCGGGATGGTCGCAAATATCGCCTACACATGACAGGTGAACCATGACAACCGCAACAACGACAAACAAACAACTTTATCTCATCACTCCGGGAACGGAAGTTGGTGCGTGGGGTCCGTATATCAATTCTACAACCAGCATCCTTGATAAGGCTCTTGGTTCGACATTGACGGTGGCAATGGCTGCCGCCAACGTAACCCTTTCGTCGGCTGACGCTGAATATCAACGCATCCTTATTACTGGCACATTAAGCGCGAATCTTAACCTGACTTTCCCGGCTGGTGTTGGCGGCGCATGGATTGTGACCAATTCCACATCTAACTCTGGTGGGCCTTGGACGATTACAGCTACTACAGGTAGTGGCACAACTGCAATTCTAACGCAGGGATATTCTACTTTCATCTATTCAGACGGAACGAATATTGGTTTGGCGAATCCTGCTGTTATTCAAAATAACACCATCACTAACGCCATGCTTGTCCAAGCGGCTGCTTTGACGGTGAAAGGTAACATTACTGGTTCAACAGCAAACGTCACAGACATTCCGATTGCTCTTGCTTCTGACTTCGCTTCCGACACGACAAACCATGTCATGTTGTCAAATACGCCGTGGGATGCGGCTGTCTTCCAGACGTTAACTTATAGCGGCACCGTGACGCCAAATTTTGCGGCTGGGTTCAATTTTTCTTTGACTTTGGCTGGCTCTGCAACTTTGGCAAATCCATCCAGCGCGAAACCCGGTCAAAGCGGAGTTATCTATGTGTCGCAAGATGGTTCAGGCGGTCGCACATTATCGTTTGGCAACGCTTACAAGTTTGCTGGCGGCGCTGCGCCAACTATTAGTTCTGGGGCTAACCAAGTAACGATCCTGTCGTATTTCGTGGTTTCGTCGTCTTACATCGTGGTTACAACACTGTTGGCGGTGGCATAATGTTTCCGGGTGTCATCAACGCTGTATTTGGTAATGCGGTATCGCCCGGGTCGGTGTCTTACACATCCCCGGGTACATACTCATTAACGTTGCCAAATTACACGAACCTTTCCATCTCTGGGTGGGGTGGTGGCGGTGGTGGTGGTCAATCCAATCCGGGCGGCATTAGTGCGGCAAACGGCGGCGATAGCACAATAGGGATAGGCGGAACCGCCCTTTACACGGCTGGTGGCGGTGTTGGTGGTTCTGGTGGCCCATACCGCCAAGGCAATGGTGCTGGCGGTTCTGGTGGCACAGCATCGGGCGGAACGACAAATACATCAGGTGCAAGCGGTACAGGCGGCAACGGTGGCGGCGGCATTGGCGGCAATGGCGGCGATGCGGGCAATACCTCCGGCACGGGTGGCGCGGGCGGCAATTATTACTATGGCGCTCCCGGCAATCCCGGAACTGCACCGGGTGGTGGCGGCGGCGGCGGTTCCTACAACGACCGTTCAAAAAATCCTTATTGGGCGGCGGGCGGTGGCGGCGGTGGCGGTGCTTATGTC